GCCGGCGCACTTCGCGGACTCGGCCAACCGGCGGGTCTGGGAGGTGATGCGCGCGGCCGTCGAGGCCGGGCGGATCGCCGACCCGGTAACCCTGAAACCGGCGTCGTCGGAGCCCGACATCGCGTCGGCCGGCGGCGAGCGCTACATCGCCCAGTTGGCTTCGTGCGCGGTCGGCCGGGTCAATGCCATGGAATACGCCCGGATGGTTTTTGACATGTACGAGCGCCGCGAGGTCATCGCGGTGGCCGACCGCATGATCGAGCAGGCGAGAAGGGGCGACATCGAGCGCACCGCCCGCCACATCATCGCCGAAGCCGAAGAGGCTTTCGCCGGCTTCACGGTGAGCGAGGTCGACGGCCCGCGCGCCTTCGTCGGCGCCGTCGACGCCGCCGTGGCTGCGGTGGAAAAGGCATGGCGCGGCGAGGGGCCGGTCGGCATCCAGACGCGCCTCGCCGACATCGACGATGCGGCGGGTGGCCTTTTCCCGGGTGACCTGACGGTGCTGGCCGGCGCCACGTCGATGGGCAAGACGGCGCTGGCCAACACCATCTGCGAGGCGGTGGCGCGGAACGGCACGCCCGTTCTCGTCTTCTCGCTCGAGATGCCCAGCGAGCAGCTGGCCCTGCGCGAGGTGGCCGCCGGATCCGGGGTGCCGGTGCCGGCCATGCGTGCCGGCCGGGTGACGCCGGAGAACATGGCTAACATCGTGACGGCCGGCCAGGCGGCCCGCAAGTTGCCGATCTGGGTCGACGACCGCTCGGGGTTGGGCCTCGCCATGATCGTCGCCACCACCAAGCGGATGATGCGCCGGGAAGGGGTCCGCCTCGTGGTGGTCGACTACCTTCAGCTGGTGACGCCATCGGACCGCTATGCCGGCCAGCGCACCAACGAGGTCTCGGCCATCGCCAGGGGGCTCAAGGACATGGCGCGCGGGCTCAACATCCCCGTGCTGGCGCTCTCGCAACTGTCGCGCGGGCTGAATGTCCGCGAGAACAAGCGGCCGACCCTTTCCGACCTTCGCGAGAGCGGCGAAATCGAACAGGCGGCGGATAACGTGTGGGCGGTCTACCGCGAGGCCTACTACCTGAAGAATGCCGAACCCCGCAAGAAGGAGCGGGAGGGCAACGAGGCGTTCACAGAGCGCCTCGTGCAGTGGCAGACCGACGTCGATTCCTGCCGCAACGAGGCGGAACTGATCTTGCTCAAGCAGCGCCAGGGTTCGACCGACAAGGTGACGCTCCATTTCGATGGCAAGCGCATGCGCTTCGGGAACCGGGAGAGATAGATGACAGAAACCGCCATAAGGCCCTGGTTCAAGTTCTACCCCAACGCTTGGCGCTCCGACGAGCTGCTGAGGCCATGCTCGATCGCGGCGCGCGGCCTGTGGATCGAGATGCTCTGCCTGATGCACAAGGCGGCGCCGCGCGGCTACCTTCTCATCAACGGCGAACCCCCGACAGAGACGCACCTCGGCGACCTGGTAGGCGTGCCAACGGAACAGATCTCGGAATTGCTCCGCGAGCTGGAATCCGCGGGCACGTTCTCCCGATCGCGCGCGGGCGTCATCTTCTCGCGGCGGATGGTCCGTGAAGAGAAAAAAAGCCGGGAAGCGGTCAAAAACGGCAAGAAGGGAGGCAATCCAAGTCTTTGTGAAACCACAGGAAAATCAGATGGGGTTAAGGGTCAGGATAAGCCACCCCTTAAGCCTAAGAGGACAGAGGACAGAGGACAGAAGGATAAAAGGGATAACTCTTTACCGGTTGCCGCGCGTGATGCTGCCGCTGGCCATGTGGAGGTTATCCAGGCGCTTGACGCCTCCATCGTGACGCATTTCGGGCCAGCCCAGGCCAGGGCATGGCCGCACGCCACCGACCGCCTGTTCGCCGAGCGATGGCTGGCCGAGGGGATTTCCGTCGAGGTCTGTCGGGCCGTGGTCGATGCCGCCTGCGGCCGCAAGGCAAAGGCCGGCGCCCGGCCGCCGGGGATGTTGAAATACTTCGACGCCGCGGTCAGGGAGGCGGCGAAGACGGTGGCGGCGAGGCCGGCCGTCGGTGGCGGTGGATACGATCCGGCCGACCCCGTGCAGCGGCGGCGGGCCGACATTCATGCCGAGCGGGTCAAGGCGCTGCTCGCCGCCAAGGTGCCCCCGGCCATCGTGGTGGCGGGAGGCGACTGGGGCGCCATGGCCGACGACGCTTTCAGGGCGAAGATTGCCGAGATGTCGGGAGGCGGACATGCCTGACGGATCGGGGAAGGCGGTGAAGGCGATGACGGTCGAGCGGCTGCTGATCTGGACGTACCAGGACCAGGCGACCGATACCATCGTCGGGCGCGGCGGCGCTTACATGCGGGTGGTCGGCATCGACAGCGCGAGAAGGGCCGGAGATCGCATGGCGCTGGGGTGCGAGGTGATGGGCGGCGGCTATGCCCGCCTCACCGTGCACCCGGACGCCGAAGCCATCCATGACGCGGTGAAGACCTTGGGCGGCCGGCTGCGCGGCCGGCACGGCAGGAACGCCTCGGCCGCTGTCGGGCTGGTGATCCGCTGCGCCAAGGCCGGGACACGGCCGGGCACACTAAGGCTCATTCAGACGAGGCCGCTGAAGATCGAGCGGGCCAACGGCAAGCCTGAGATGGTCTATTGGAACGCCGAGCGGACGCATGCTGCCTACTGCCTTCTGCGCTATGACCCCCTGCCGGAGCACGTCGCCCTGGATCGGGCGATGTACCGGCTGTGGTGGGATGCGCTCGACGATCTGACGGCATACCCTCCTTCGCTCACGGACCACATCATGTTGCCCCTTGGCGAGCCCAGGGAGCCGTGGTCGACATAGATATTGACTTTGTAGATAAACCTTGACACCATAGGTCACGCTTGGGCCACAGGCCCGCTTCCGATGATCGGCAGCGGGCCTTTCGCTTGGGCCGTCTCCCAGACGTGAAGCCTCCCTGTTGACCTTGAAGCCCCGCCGCTCCCCCGAGCCGGCGGGGCTTCGCTTTGTGGGGATTACCATGCCGCGCGCGGCGCTCCGGCCCTGTACCCATCCCGGCTGCGGAGAACTGGTTGCCGATGGCTCGCGGTGTCCGAAGCACGCCCGCGCCGAGCGGGTTGAGATCGACCGGCGGCGAGGGTCGTCGGCGTCGCGTGGCTACGGCCACAAGTGGCGGCGCTACCGCGAAGCCTTCCTGGCGGAGCATCCGCTGTGCAAGGCCTGCGTGGTGGCTGGGCGAACGAGGCCAGCCACCGTGGTCGACCACATCCGGCCGCACAAGGGTGACATGCGCCTCTTTTGGGACCCGAAGAATCATCAGGCGTTGTGCAAGGCCTGCCACGACGCCAAGACGGCGCGCGAGGACGGCCGCTGGTCATGACCCCCAGGGGGGGTCTTCAGCCCAAACCGCGCGCCCCATAGACCGGTTGGGCAATAACGAAAGGGGGGGCGCGGAAATGGGGAAACTTTTTTTTATCAGTGGGTTGTTGAGCGATGCGCGGACGTAAGAGTGAACCGGCTGAACTGAAGGAGGCCAAGGGCAACCCGGGCCGCCGCGCCCTGGCGAAGCCGGGTGAGGTCGCCGAAATTCCGGTGCTGACCGGCGGCGCGCCCGACCAACTCAACGCCGACGGCAAGCGGATCTGGGCCGAGATCGTCCCGCAGCTCGCCCACATCCGCCTGGTGCGCGATACCGATCGCAGCGTGCTGGCCCGCTACTGCGATTCCTTGGCCGAGTACTGGGCGGTCACCAAGCGCCTGCGCGACCGCCGCAAGGGCCGCGGCGGCGGCTACACCTACGAGGCGGAGAAGATCGGCGGCGGCACCATGTTGCGCCTCAATCCGCTGTTCACCGTCCAGGACCGCCTGCACCGCCGCCTCGAAAGCCTGGAGGACCGCCTTGGCCTCAACCCGCGGGCCCGGCAGGAGATCCTTTATCGTTTGGCCAATGCCGGCATGCAGGGCAGCCTGCCGCTGGGTGGCGAGGCCGAGCAGCCGCCGGCGCCGGCGGCCGGCAGCCCGGTCGGTTTCCTGGGCGGGCTGCCCGATGGCTGCAAGCCGAACTAAAAAGCGGCCGGAGGCACCGCCAACCCCCTATCGGAACGTTGCCCCGGGGGCGGTGCCGCCGATGCCGCGGGGCGGAGAACGGTTCGGGGCCTGGTATGACCCCATCGCCGCCGACATGGCGGTGGCGTTCTTTCGCCAGCACCTTCGCCACACCGAGGCGGAGTGGGCGGGCCGGCCGTTCGTGCCGGCCGTCTGGCAGTCATGGCGCATCATCCGGCCGCTGTTCGGCTGGAAGCGGGAGGACGGCACGCGGCTTATCCGCACCGTCTACCTGGAAATCCCGCGCAAGAACGGCAAGACCGAGCTGGCCGCCGGGGTATCGCTGATCGCGCTGATGGGCGACGGCGAGATGGGCGGCCAGGTCTATTCGATGGCGGTCGACGAGGATCAGGCCAAGATCGTCTTCAACAAGGCCGCCACCATGGTCGGCTCGTCTCCCAGCCTGTCGCGTGAACTGGAGGTGTTCAAGCCATCGATCTACTGCCCGGCCCTGATGGCGTCCTTCAGGCCCCTCAGCAAGGCGCCCGGCAGCAAGCACGGCTTCAGCCCGTCGGGAGCGATCGCCGACGAGATCCACGCCTGGGCGTCTGGCGAACTCTACCAGGTGGTGCACGACGGCATGGCGGCCCGCCGGCAACCGATCGAGCTGATCACCACGACGGCCGGTCTGCGCGGTTTCGGCTTTGGCTGGGAGATGCACGATTACGCGCTCAAGGTGCTGGACGGCATCATCGAGGACCCGTCGTTCCTGGCGGTGATTTTCGCCGCCGATGCCGACGACGACTGGACGGACGAGGCGACGTGGGCCAAGGCCAACCCCGGCCTCGGCGTGTCGCCGAAGCTGGAATTCCTGCGGGCACAGTGCGCCAAGGCGCAGAGCAACCCCAGGTTGGAGAACAACTTCCGGCGCTTTCACCTCAACCAGTGGACCGAGCAGACCGAGCGCTGGCTGCCGATGGCGGCGTGGGACGAATGCGGCGAACCGGTCGACCCGAAAAGCCTGGAGGGGCGGGAGTGCTACGGCGGGTTGGACCTGTCGCGCAAGATCGACGTCTCGGCATTCGTGCTGGCGTTCCCGCCGCTTGACGAGGGTGAGCGTTGGAAGGTGCTGGCCTTCTTTTGGGTGCCCGAGGAACGCATCGACGTTCGGGTCAAGCGCGACAAGGTGCCCTACGACCTGTGGGTGAAGGAGGGCCTGATCAAGGCGACGTCCGGCAACGTGGTCGACTACCGGGTGATCTTCAACGACATTCTCGACCTCGGCGGCCGTTTCGTGATCCGCGAAATCGGCTTCGACCCGTGGAACGCCACCCAGCTTTCGACGGACCTCTCCGACGAGGGATTCACGATGGTCGAAATCCGGCAGGGCTTCCGGTCGCTGTCGGAGCCCTCGAAGTTCCTCGAAGGCCTGGTGTTGCAGCGCACCCTGGCTCACGGCGGAAACAAGGTGCTGCGCTGGATGGCGTCGAACGTCGCCATCCGTTCCGACCCGAACGAGAACATCGCGCCGGACAAGGACAAGTCGACCGAGCGCATCGACGGCATCACGGCGACGATCGTTGCCATGGCCAGGGCCATCTTCCACGACGCGGAGTCGGGTCCGTCGGTCTATGAAACCCAAGGGTTCTTCATGTGATGAGGGACTTCGGAAAGGCGTTGCGATGGGTTTGATCAACGAGGTGGGCGGCGCGATCTGGGCGGCGTTCCATCGCCGCGCCGCGACGCCCGCGCCCGACGACGACTTCTGGTACGCCGACATGCCGGGGACGCGCAACCATGCGGGCGTCGTCGTCACCCCCGACATCGCGCTCAAGGGAGCGGCGCTCTATACCTGCGTGGCGACGCTGGCCGAGGTGGTGGCGTCGCTGCCGTGCGAGATGTTCGCGCGGCTGGCCAACGGCGGCAGCCTGCCGGCGCCCAATCATCCGCTAAGCGAGCTGATCCACTACCAGCCGAACGACCACCAGACCGCCTTCGATTTCTGGCAGATGCTGGTTCTGCACGCGGCGCTGCGCGGCACCGGCTATGCCGAGATCATTCCCGGGCCGCGCGGCGCCGTCGATCGCCTGTTGCCGTTCCACAGCGACCGGGTGACGACCGAGACGTTGAGGGACGGTACGCTGCGCTATCGGGTGATCGACCCCAATGGCGGGACGTCCCGCGTCCTGGTGCAGGAAGAGATGTTCCGCATCCCGGGGCTGGCGGCAAACGGCGTGACCGGGCTGCGCGCCGTCGACCTGGCGGCCGAGGACATTGGCCTCGGCATGGCCGGCGACGCCTACGCGTCCCGGGTGTTTTCGAACAACCTCAACCTCGGCGGCTATCTCAAGCACCCGAAGGCCTTGTCGCCGGAGGCCCAAAAGAACCTGATCCAGAGCTTCATGGAGCGGCTGGCCGGCATCCGCAACGCCCACCGCCCGATCGTCCTCCAGGAGGGCATGGAGTTCGTCCAGGGCAGCATGGTCGCCAAGGACGCCCAGCTGCTGGAGGCTCGGGCATTCCAGATCAAGCTCATCGCGATGAGATGGCGGATTCCGCTGTTCCTGCTGGGCCTGGAGCAGGTCGGCGCCAACGCCGGAGAACAAATCGACGCCTTTGTCAAGTTCACGCTGCGGCCGTGGGCCAAGCGCATCGAGCAGGCCGTCCGCCGCGACCTCATCGTCGCCCGCGGCGTCTACTTCGCGCGCTTCAACATGGAGGCCCTGCAGCGCGGCGACCCCAAGACGCGCAGCGAGTATTTCAGCAAGGCGCTGGGCTCCGGCGGGTCTCCGGCGTGGATGACACCGAACGAGGTTCGCGCAATCGAGGGAATGAACCCGTCGTCCCAGCCCGAGGCAAATCGCCTGGGTGTCGGAACCAACCCCGACACGTCGAGCCCGGCCGCCTTGATCGAAGACAACAGCCTGGAAGCCAAGGCCGAAAGGCTGGTCCGCAAGCACGTCGCCGCCACCAGGAAGGCGGCGCGGCGCTTCGCCGGGAACAAGGACGGTTTCGATGCCTGGTTGGGCAGCTTCTACGGCGGCGAGGTTTCGGCCGTGATGGGTGCGCTCGGTGTGGACCGGGACATCGCGAAAGCATACTGCGACGGCCAGCGCAAGGCGGTGTGGGAGTGTATCGACCTCAACGCCTTGATGGCCCAATGGCATGAAACCGGCGCGGCGGAGATTGCCGCGATGCTGGAAAGGATCGACCGATGAGCAAGATTCGCGAGATGCGGCGGGCCATCCGCGCCGCCGCCGCCCGGCCCGTGGCCTACCAGATTTGCGACGGGTTCGGGGCGGGGACGCTTGCCGTCCTCGAAACGCTGGTCCGCTCCGGCCGGGTGAGCGATGCGGAACTTCTTGACACGCTGGCGGGCGACACCGAAGCGGACGATCTGACAGAACGCGCGCGCCGCATGGCGGCGCCCATCGTCATCCCGGCCGGCAAGGGGGGCAAGGCCACTGCGCTGGTCTCGGTGCGCGGTGTCGCGCTCTACGACGTCGAGTTCCAGCCCTATGCCTTCTCGACCCTGCTGCTGAGCCAGACTGTGGCGGCGCTGGCCAACGACCCGGAAATCGGAACCGTCGTGCTCGACATGGATACCCCCGGCGGCGACGTGGTGGGAACGAAAGAGGCGGCGGACGCCGTGTTCGCGGCCCGCGACAAGGTCCGCGTCGTCGCCCTGATCAACCCGCTGGCAGCCTCGGCCGGCTACTGGATCGCCAGCCAGGCCTCCGAAATCGTCGCCGTGCCGTCGGCCGACGTGGGGTCGATCGGCGTTTACATGTTGCACTGCGACATGTCAGGCATGCTTGAAATGGACGGCGTGAAGCCGACCTTCATTTTCGCCAAGAACAGCCCCCACAAGGTCGAGGGCAACCCCTTCGAGGCACTGGGCGAGGAAACCCGCGCCCATTGGCAGGACGAGGTCGACACCATCATGGGGGAATTCACCAAGGCGGTGGCGCGGGGCCGTGGCGTGCCGGTGGCCAAGGTGCTGGCGGATTTCGGCCAGGGCCGCACGCTGATGGCGCCCGCCGCCAAGACGGCCGGCATGGTCGACCGCGTCGCCACTCTGTCGGCGGCGCTGGCCCGCTGGGGCGTCAACGCGGCGACCCTGGAAGGCCGCCGCCGGGGCGAGGCCGTCGACGCGGAGGCGTCCGCGCCGCCGGCCGGCGGCGCGCCAGACGACGCGACGGTGGCGGTGGATGAAGGCGGGGCCACCCCGCCGCCCGCCGTCGATGCGGAATCGGCGGCCGAGGATCGCCGCCGCGCCTCCGACAAGCGCCGCCGCCGGCTCGCCCTGGAGCGAATGATTTAGAGGATGAGGAATTCGGCCGGGTAGGGGCTCCGTAGAGATCCTGATTCCGGCCCGCATCGCGGCCTCGCGAGGGGCCGCTTTCGGACAACGCCGCCGCGCCCGTCGCGGCGGTTTCTGTTTGGGAGTTTGAGACATGAAGAAAATTACTCTTATCGCTTTCGGCTTCGCCTTGCTGGCCGCCGCGGCCATGACGTTGGGCTGGGTTGGCGAGGCCGCCGCCGCCGTGCCTCTGCTCGGCGACGCCAACGCCTTTTCACTCCAGGATTCCCTGATGTCCGGCCTGGCCGTCATGGGCCTGGGCAGCATCAAGGAATTGCGTGACCGCAAGGCGGCGCTGGTCAAGGAAGCCGACGGCCTTTCCGTGAAGGTCAACGACGAAACCGCCAGCGAGGACGAGGCCAAGCGTCTCGACGCCATCATGGCGGACAACGGCGATCTCGCCAAAGTCAATGCATCCATCGCCCGCGAGGAGCGGTTGATGGACGAGCGCCGTTCGATGGAGGCCGTGCGGACCATCAACGACGACACCGACGAGGAGGAGGCCGACCGTGCCCCCGCCGCCGCGAAGAAGCCTCCGGAGACGTTCTCCAGCTTCGGCGAGCAGCTTCAGGCCATCGCCGCCGCCGGCATGAACAAGGGCCGCGGCGTCCAGGACGATCGTCTGACCTGGCAGGCCGCCGCCGGCGCCAACGAGGCCGTTCCTTCCGAGGGCGGGTTCCTGGTCCAGCAGGACTTTTCGACCATGCTTCTGGAGCAGATGCATGAGATGGGCGAGCTGTTGTCCCGCGTCCGGCGCGTCCCGATCACCGTCGGCAACGGCATCAAGCTGCCGGCGGTGGACGAAACCAGCCGCGCCAACGGCTCCCGCTTCGGCGGCGTCCAGGCGTATTGGGCGGACGAGGCGGTGACCGTCACCGCGTCCAAGCCGAAGTTCTACGAACTGGACATGCGGCTGAAGAAACTGCTGGCCATCGGCTACACCACCGAGGAGCTGCTGGCCGACGCCCCGGCTCTGGAATCCGTGATGAACACCGCCTTCACCGAGGAACTGACGTTCAAGACCGAGGACGGGATCATCAACGGGACCGGCGCCGGACAGCTGCTCGGCATCCTCAACTCCGGCGCCCTGATTTCCGTCGCCAAGGATTCCGGCCAGGCCGCCGACACCATCAGCACGGCGAACGTGCTTTCGATGTGGGCGACGACGCCGATCCGCTCCCGCAAGAACCTGGTGTGGGTGATCAACCAGAATATCGAGCCGCAGCTTTATCAACTGACCCTGGGCACGGGGACCGCCGTCGTCCTGCTGTACACGCCTCCCGGCGTCAACGGCAATAACACGCCCTATGGCCTGCTGCTCGGCCGGCCGGTCATCCCGATCGAATACGCGGCGACCCTGGGCGACGTCGGCGACATCATCCTGTTCGACCCGCAGCAGTACGTCATGATCGACAAGGGCGGGCTCCAGCAGGCGGCGTCGATGCACGTCCGCTTCCTGTACGACGAGATGACCTTCCGCTTCGTCTTCCGCGTGGATGGCCAGCCCGTCTGGAAGTCGGCCGTCACCCCCTACAAGGGCACGGCTTCGTCCATCTCCCCCTACGTCGCTTTGGCGGCCCGGTAAGGCCACACATCCCCAATCGCCGGAGGCGGCGACGCCTCCGGCTTTTCCAAGGAGTTACCGAAATGCAAGGCTTCAATGTTGCCGAACAGGGGCATGTGGTCAACATCCTGCCCCCGAAGGACATCTCCGGCGGCGCCACGTGCGACCGCTTCACCATGGAGAATTACGGCCACGCCACCATCATCGTGACGGTGGGCGTGTCCGCCGCCGCCTTCACGGCCCTGATCGTGAAGAACTGCACTCTTGCCAGCGGCGGCACGGCCACCGCCATCGCCTTCAGCGTCTACAAGGAGGAAACGGCTGCCGGCGATACCCTGGGCGCCCGCACCGCCGTGGCGGCGGCCGGCATGACCCCGAATGCCGCCGACAACATCACGTATGTCATCGAGCTGGACGCCCGCGAACTGACCGACGGCTATCCGTGGGTTGAGGTCTCGATGACCAACGCCAGTGGCAACAGCGTGCTTTGCTCGGCTGTCGCCATTCTTTCCGGCGCCCGCTTCTCCGGCGACCAGTCGGCCACGGCGATCGCGTAACGGCGCGGGGGGCGGGCAACCGCTCCCCGTCTTTTCAAGGAGGTTTGCAATGAGGGTTGTCCAGATGGTGGGGAACCTCTGCGGGTTCGTCGTCGAGATGCCTTATGCCGAGGCGACGGCCTGTCTTTCGTGCGGCACCGCAAGGGCCCTGCTTCCCGAGGAAGAGGGGACGCCGACCGGCGCGCGGCCGGTGGCCGCGCCGAAAGCTCCGGCCGTTCCCGCAACGGCGCCATCCGACCTGTTCGCGGCGGCGGTGAATGAGACCGACCCCGTTTCCCCCGCCGCCGCGGAACCTGACGCGGCCGAGGATACCGCGCCCGAAGCGGCGCCGGCCGCCAAGACCGGCCGCGCCGCCAGGCGCAAAACCAAGGGCCGGCCGTGAAGGATTCCTTCTGGCCGATCCCGGCCGATCTGTGGGCCGGGAAGACGGCGGTCATTCTGGCCGGCGGGCCGTCGCTGTCGCTGGCCCAGGTGCGGCGGGTGGCCATGGCCCGGCTCGAGGACCGCTGCCGGGTGATGGCGGTCAACGACGCCGTGTTCGTGGCGTGGTTCGCCGACTGGCTGCACGCCTGCGATTTCAAGTGGTGGAACTGGCACCGCCTGTCGGTGACGAAGTTCCCCGGCGTCAAGACGACGCTGACGCCAGGCTGCCCGCCCGGATGGGGGGTCAAGCGGCTGCGCAACGCGTCGGGCGAGGGCGGCCAGATGGGTGGATTTCCAGAGCCGCCCGACACGGTGGCGCCGGGCGGCAACGGCGGCTATCAGGCCATCCAGTGTGCCGTCAAGGCCGGGGCGTCAAGGGTAATTCTGCTGGGCTTCGACATGAAGCCGGCCGCCGATGGGGGCGGCCATTGGTTCGGCGACCATCCCGACGGCATGCGGTCGGAATACGAATCGACCATGCTGCCCCACTTCAAGACGCTGGTGGCGCCGCTGAAAGACCGTGGGATCGAGGTGATCAACTGCACGCCGGGGTCGGCGCTGACCTGTTTCCCGGCCGCCCGCCTGGAGGATGTGTTGTGTTGAGGTCCGGAGAGCGCCAGGTGGCCCCGGCCGTGGACGGCATCCGGGCCGATCACGTCTGGCGCTACCGCTTCGCGGCGGAGCGCCTGGCCGGAAAGCGGGTCCTCGACGCCGGCTGCGGGGTCGGGTACGGCGCCTCGCTTCTGGCCGCCGCCGGTTGCGCCGTCAAGGCCGTCGATATCGACGCGGAATCCGTCGCCTACGGCCGGGCGCATTACGGATGCGACGCCATCGCCTGGGCGGCGGCGGATCTTTGCCACGTGACGTTCCGCCTCCTGGAGGCGGCGGCCTGTTTCGAGGCGCTGGAGCACA